GTTCGCTATGCTACCGATAATCAGCGGCGCAAGTGCTTTATTTTCCATGATTTCTTTTTTCAGATCATCAATCGACATGGCTGATGGCTTGCCGTCTTTATCAAGCACTCGAATGACCGCGCCATCCGCCGTTATTTCTGTTTCCAATCGAGAAACGATGTGAGGAAGTAAGCCATCAGCACTGCCAGGAATCGCTAAATCATTTGCAAGTTTACTTGCGGCCTGACCTGACGTCATCTGGCTAATTGTGCCCTGATATGATTGCAGCTTTTCATCGCGCTCTTTAATAGCAGCATCAAGTTTATCTCTCCATGATTTCTCTAGCGATTCAATATCGCCTGATTTTTTAGCCGCCTCCTCAGCCGCTTTTTGTGCAATGCTTTTCGCTTCGCCTTTCTCTGCAATCAGTTCACGGTTTTTTTCTTCGAGTTTGCGAATTGACTCCTGTAGAGCAGCAAACTCTTTCGGATCTACTGCTGGCTTTTGTTCTTTAGTTTCAATTTCGTCTGGCATAAATTTTCCTCTTGTTATTAAAGTCCGGCTTTTGTAAAAGCAACCGGGTCAAGCTCTCTCATTTCTTTCAGAGTTAATGGGTTATTCAGCTTACCGAGCTGTAATTCTGCGAACCGCTGCGAGCTGATACCGCCATTGCGCAATAGTTTACCACGAGTTGGGCCGATGATACTATTTTGCACATCGGCCGGTTGCGTTTTTAGCCAGCCGTAATATGTTTGGTCAGCACTAGCGTGGCCAACTTTACCCGTGTCAGGGTCGCGCTCTGATCGAGTGCGGCCACGACTTAGATCTTTGTATTTGTCATCTAATACTGCGACTGTCGAGCTGCGGCAGTCCGGATGCGCGGGTGGGCGTGGGCCTTTATCTAAGGAGTATTCTTGCCCATCTAGCGATCGACATGTTATGCTTGTTGTGCTGTCCAGCGTACTAATCCATTTCACTCGTTTAATAACGGAATCATTTTTCTTCCACACCTCACCACGCGCCTGCTGTGCAGCATGTTGTAACGCTGTTCTTGCCACAGTCTCCGCATTGCGTTTTGTGATTGCAAGTATCCCATCAGAATATCCTGCGGCTTTCGTGCCGCGAATCCTACGCACAATGTCGGCGGTAGTCTCACCCTGAGCATAGCCCATCCTAATCGCGCCTTGAACTCGTTTAATCTCTGTGACTGTCATATTATCCAGCCACGGCTCAAGCAATGATCCACCGCCCGCGCCGCCGATATCGCCAAGCGGAGTATTAAATACCGCTGCTGTAATTTGGCTATCAGACGGCATTGAAAAATTAACGCCGCTCACCACTTGGCCGAGCGATCGGATCTCAAACCCAGCTTCGTATTCAGCGGCACTCAATACTGAATCACGCCATACTTTTTTATATTCTTTGAAACTACGATTCATTAATGTACCAATCTGCACAAGCTGCCGCTCCATGCGAGAGCGTGTGAAATTAGTTATATCTGCGCTGGTCAGCTTGTTTCTAATACCCTTTTCCATCTGCAACAAAAAGCTGTCAAACTTTTTAACCTCAGCAGATTTCAGCCGCTCATAGTGCGACTGATGCCGGGTGGCTATAGTGATTAATGATCGTTCAGGCATGATGCGGCTCCTGCACGCGAATACCGCTATCTGATAATTTTTTCATTTCACAATTTATTGTCATTCGTATAGTTTCAGCGACATCATCTCTTAATTTTTTTTGCTTCGTTAATTGTTTTGCGTTTATCTGGCATGAGCAGATACCTGCTCAGATATGACATCAAACCATTCCGCCAATGTATATTCTTTCTTTCCGCGCCACCATTCATCATCATTATCAAAACATCTGATAATTTTTAGCGCTATAAACGACTCCTGCTCAATGCCGCTTTGTCTCGCCAGAAAGCACAGTTCAGTTGCCACTGTAATTTTTGTGATAATTAATTGCAGTCGGCTCGATAAATAGTCAGCCCTCTCATCCATTTTGATGAGAGTTTTTTCTAAAGTTCGCGGCTCAATATTGCTGAGTCTTTTTTCTGCTTTATTTAACCGCAGTTTTATTTTGTTAAATTCTTCTTCGGTTACAAGTTTTTGATTATCGTTTACATTCATTTTATCGTTTCCTTATAGGGTTAATTTTTTGATGTATTTTTCACAATACACTCTAACTCAAAAAGCCGCACATGCCAACATTGCGGTTTTTAGTTGTTTTATGCTGCCTTATTCGCCCTCAAAATCAGGCATAGGAACTCGTGATATTTCCTCACCGAATTGCTCTATAGTTTTTTCTCCATCAACTAGTGACATTTTCTTCATCCACGCCAGATAATCAGATATAGGTATAGCACCCTGAATAAATCCAGCCACCATCGCTTGGATGTCCTGCGCAGATGCAGTCGGAGAAACAAAGTCCATCGAGGTTTGCACTGATGCCTCGCCGGTCGCGCCCATATATTGCACCGCCCACTGTAATGCTCGCGTGTATGCCTCGCTGATATTTGCGCTCACCATTGCAAGACCACTATATTTACTGCGGCTGTCTCCAGCGGCTTCGGTCGCTGTTTTAACCTGTCCGCTGTCACGAATGAATCGCGCGCCCATGCCGATCATCATTTCCAGTTTGTCGGCCATCGCTTCTTTAACCATGCTGTTTGGCGGGGCTGCCGCAAAGGCGAACACTTCGCCGGTAGGCACGGACATAAGAGTGCGAGATCCAACATACATATTATTTTTCTTCATCATATCAACATGGGATTGAGTAAGTCCGCTTGCCCACGGCTGAGCTTGACCGACATACCAGACGGAGTCTTCATAATCTGCGCTGTTCCGATAATGCGCTTTGTTGATCTCGCATAGTGGATACATTGGTGATTCATCAACATGCGTTGAGTTAGATGATGAGCCGATAAATGTGAATGGGATTTCTTTCCATGTCTGGCCGTCTGAATCAGTCGGGATGTGCTCAGAGTAAATAGCCCACTCGCCATCTCGTGCTTTGCGCCATTCGCGGACGATGAAAACGCCACCTTCCAGAGCCAATTCGCGCAACTGCTTTACTTCTTTTGTTGAGTAACCATCTTCATCCAGCTCATCAATCGTCTCAGCAATAACAACTAGTGACAGCATAACTTTTGCGCCAACTTTTGTTGTGCGCCAGTTAATCACCTGCTCAGCATTAATCTTGTGGATAGTTGAGACATATCCGCCTTGCTCCATCTGTGCCTTAGATACCGCCCCTTCGGTTTTTGGATATGACGCAAACAGTCCGGCGCGTCCCTCGCTCAGCACATCACCAGCGGCATCTTGCATCTGCTGATAGATAGACACACCAGCACCGTCAACATTGGTCAGCATATATTCCATCGGTTTTGGCAGTGTAATTTGTGGATCTTTGGCAAACATCAGTCCGACTAAGCCGTTGAGCGTATGACCTGCAACAGAATAAAACACAGCCCTTTCTCGATACTGCTCATTCCTGATTCTGTTTGATGCTGATTTATCGCCAGGATTCAGCGCGATCAAATGTTGATCGACGTTTTTAGATCTGCAAATATCATCGCACAACTTCCAGCGATCAATATTTGTTTTGTACTCTTGATGTTGAAAATCGATAGACATAATAAGCCTCTTAAATTTTTATTGAGTATAGCATAATTAATTTGCGCTTTCGATGCCCGTGAAAATCATATCTCGATTAATAGCGTAACGCTGATGTATAAAATAACCAGCTGCATCATTCCAGTCATCTAAAGACGGATGGTCATTAAATTTCTCGGGCTCACCCTTATCTGTGTAACCCTGTGATTCAAGTGCAAAAGTAAGCTGCGGACACTTATCTGTATTAACCAGTAATCTGTTATGCGATAGCAGACCATTAACGGCATTTATCCTATCACGCACAGCCGGATTAGCGTTCGGCGCATCCACCATTAATCCTGCTCGCTCGATCATTGCAATATCTGATTCGCTCGCATTTGTTCTGCCCGCTCTACCGCTTGCGTCGGGATAGATAATGCAACGCTTGCTAGTATATCGTGACTGCACGTTATTTATCACATCACGCGTATCATGTGACACAAATTCATCAACAGCAACAGGTTGACCGGCGTCAATCACAAAAACTACAGCACAACAGCCGCCGATATTAAAATCTAATCCGATATGTAAAACAGAATCTTGCTCTGTGATAACTCTATCAGCGTGATGTTGTTGTCTATTAAAAAAATGATAAACTTTATTCTGCGTTAATGATACGAACTCGCCGTTGATGTACATCTCTGCGAGAATTGGATCATAGTTGCTACGTATTTGCTCGACATAACCCGCGGGCAAAAAAGGATTGTCGGTTGTCTTTGCACGGATTGTCTCGTGATGCTCGCTGTCATTAGTGATGACGTGTTGATATGCAAAACCTGAAAAACCTTGGTCGGGCGTAGTAATAAGCGCAATAGAGTTATCGCCTTTCGTCTTCTGTCTTGTGCGCTCAGTGATTTTTCGCCACACTAATTTAGCTTGCTCGCGTTTAATCGTATCAATTTCATCGACGATTGAATGTGCAACCTCGAACGACACAATCCTCTCTGGCCGGTCATAACTGCGAAAGATAATAAACCCAAGTCCTGGGACATCAATCCTAAAATCTGATTTGTTAACTGTGTAATTGATTCCGCACATCTCAAGATCTTCCATCATGCCAGGCATGGCGCGGAGCTTTAAGAGATCATAAGTCGGCAAAAAGATTCCAATATTATCTCCAGGGGTTTGAGCCATCTTGATAAGTGCGCGCGCCGTCCCTGCTCGAGTTTTGCCGCTGCCCAGACCAGCAATTATGGACGGGAATCTCGCGTCACTGAATGCGAACCGCTCTTGATATTCGAGAAGTGGAAGGCTCATTTTGCGCGGGTAACCGTCACAATGATTTCTTTTTTACTATCAACGATCATTTCACGATTCGGAGAATAATCTTTTGGGTATCTTGACTGTAAATATTTTATAGAATCATTTGCGGATGATTTTTCTTTGATATTTTTTAAATGAAAAAGCTCGCCGGACACTTCTGCAGCCATGACCTTTTCGGCAAACTCCTGATTCCGTTTTACTTCGTCGTGTAATGTGCTGCCGCCAATGCCCACAAACATAGCTGCTTTATTGCGACTTAACCCGTATTGCAAACACGATATTATTTTTGCGCGCCTATCATCATCGATAACCGTACCAGAGCCTTTGGGCCTGCCACCTTTGTTTTTGGCCGCTGGGGTCTTAGCCACTGTTTTTTTCTTGGCGACTTTCTTTTTAGGCTTAGCGATCATTGGCTAATGCCTGTTGCTTGGAGCGCACGGGTCGGAGTCTCACCGCCCAGACTAGAGGGGTACTCTAGAGCCTGATCTTTCGTGCGCGTAATCTTTTCGCCTCTATACATGCCTGCTCCCATTTCGTCAATTTTACTGAATGGAAGAATTGGCACAGTTAGGCGATCTTTCGCTTTTGGATTAATGAAATAAATGTAGCGAAGCTGAAAGCCCTTCAGCTTTTCCCATTTGCTATGTTCGTATTCGCTGCCCTGATGATATGCTGCGATCTTATGCATCACAGTCCCAGTTTTTGGATTGATTGCCATCTGGCTGTTCTGCTTGATGCCGGTCAATACAAACCCAGCCGCCCTGTATATAGCACCATCCCCGCACTGTGTACCATCTGCAAAACTAACCGCCCATTCAATATGCGGGTAGTGTTTGCGCATCAGCCTGAACGCCACGGACATTGCGCGGCTCTCGCTATTGCGTGGCAAGCGATCACTAAACGCCATGCGATTCAACTCGATAAACCCATTCCACCCCGTATCAGCAACAAGCGGAC